AACACCCATCAAACTTAATAAAGTTTGTGATGGTTCTTTAAAAGGAAGCATCATAAATGAATCTCTTAAATTTCCACCAGGTGCATCTACATCTCTAAACTCACCAGGTTGAATTGATTGTGCATCATCTCTAATTCTAATACCACGCATTTTAAAACCTGCAGGTAAATTAGATAAAGTTCCTGCATCTAATAATTGTCTTAATGCAGAAGTTGCAGTTCTTGATAATCCACCAATCATATGAATTAAACCAAAACCATAAAAACCAAGTCCTGGTAAAAATTTAAAGTGTACAAAATATTGTATTTTTCTTTTCATTGGATCACCTATTTCATAGTTTCTTCTAATAGATAAAATCTCATGAGATCCTTCTATAAAAGTTACTATATAAGGAATCTTAATTCCTGAGGGCTCACCAGTCTCCTGATTCATATCTTCAAAACCTTCTAAATCTAAATCAACGTGACATTCTAATAATGTAAATACATCTTCGTCTTTTGTTTTTGTAACTCCTTCAAGTTCTCTTTCTTTTTTATCAACATCAGTTTCTTTGTCTTGAGGTTTTCCTAATTCTACATCTCTATAAAAACCTGCTACTTGTTGTTTTCTTAAATCGTTTTCAGAAATTTTTACTCTATGAATAATTGCTTCCGCATCATCTAATGAGGTAGCTGTGTACGGAACAATTAAATCATCTGCCGGAACAAACTTTGACACTGCTCTTTGTTCCATTTCATCATAATAAACTTTTTTGAAAGCAGAACCTGCAAGAGGAAGATTAAATAACATCTGATCAAACTCGGGTTCATACTCTTTCATCTTTTCCATTATTTGATAATTCATAAAATCTTTAACACGAGTAGCTTGTAATGTTTTATCCGGAGTAGGCATTCCTAAAACTTGAGTTCTAACTGGTCCATCTGCCGGAAGTAATTCTTTATATGCTAATGATTGAAACTGAGTAACTGCTTCAGCTAATACTGGATGAGTTGCACCTGAAGCTCCTTGAAATGGTTCTGTTCTATTATCGTATTTAAAACCTAAAAGGTCTAACCCTTTAGTGTAAGCTTGTTCCCACTCTTTTCTTGAAGAAGAGTAGTCCATGTATTTATTATTTAGATCAGAAGATAATTCTCCTAAAACATCGTCAGGTAAAAATTCAGCTAAGTTTGAATAATGCTCATCACCACCTTCAGGTGTTGCAGCTTGTGGATCAAGATTTATATCAACTGATCCATCTTCATTTTTTTGAATATCAACTGGACCAAGAGATTCTTCTTGTGCTTCAGTTTCTTCAATTGCTTGTTCTTGAACTTCTTCTTCACTAGGAAGTTCGAATTCTTTTCTGACTTCGTTGGGAAGTGCTTTGTCTATATCCGCCATTTATTTTTTCTCCAGATTGTTTTACTGTTTTAACAGTATTATAATTAATATTCAACCCCTGAGGCATGGGTCCTGATTTAGGGGGTATGGTTGTGGTTAGTCTTTTAGTCATTATATGGTTTTCTAATTATTTTTTTAAAATCAATTAAATCTGGTCCGCCCAATGGATCTTTTATTTCACCTGATTTTCCCGGTAAACCTTTGAAAGCACCTTTAAACATATTTGCTTTCAATGTTTTTGGTGGAATAGGTGCGTTAGATGCTCTTTTAGCATCAGCACCTTTTACTTTTGATTTAACTAAATCTATAATACCTTGAATCTTAGATTGAGTAGGTCCAAATGCAGCTCTTTTAGATGGATCCATTTTTTTATATTCTTGTCTTTCTCCAGATATACCAGCAAATGTTTTTGCTCTATCCACACCTTTTAATTTAAATTCACCAGTGTTTGGATTTACTACAAAATATCCAAGAGTTCCTTTTAAATTTTTATTTTCTTTTCCTAATGTTTTATTTGCTTCTATAGATGCTTTTCTTGCTTCAGCGTTTGCTGCATCTAATTTTAATCTCCAATTTTTCGGTTTTTCTTGAATTAATTTTTCTTGTTTTAATGCAATTTTTTTAGCAATCTTATCATAACCTTCTGCAGCTCTATTTACATTAGCTTTTAATGGACCAGTGTCTTGTGTTGAAGTTAAGAAAGTTTTTAACTTAGGTGCAAAGTGTGCAAAGTTATTTATTTTATCCATTGATATAGAAGCACCTTGAGCTGATTTATTAAACTGAGATGCTTTTAAATTTTGATCTCCTCTTGTATCTTTTGTTATAGGTTTTCCTTCACTAGGAATTTTTAAAACATCTTTAAATCTTTCAAGTTCTTTTCTTCCTGCAATTTTATTTTTATAATATTTTCCTTCTCCTCTTAAATCTTTTTTTGTTAAAGGGTATACTTTACCATCAATTATTTTAGGTGGAGCTTTATTAATCGCTTTTTGAATTTCTTCTGCTGTTCTCATATTAGCAGTGTATTGATTACTACCTTTTTTACCTGGAGGTCCTTCAGCAAAATTTACTCTACCTCCATCCTCAAAACTCTTTTTAAATTTTATATTAAATGCTGGACCTCTATCTCCAACGGTGGCAGAACCACTAAAACCTTCTCCATCTCTATTATAATCTAATCCTATGTTTTTATCTCTGTAACTTTTTGGATCATCTAAAAAAATCTCATTATCTTTATATTCTATTTTGTCTCTAAATTTTCCGTACTGCATATCTCCAATTAAATTAACTTTGTCTGTTAAAGGTATGTCCATAGTTAAAATAGCATTTATAATTTCTTTATCAGAAGTAATACCTTCTGGTGCACCTTGAATCTGTTGTTTACCAGTCTTAGACCCTGAAGCTTGGATTTTAAACTTTGAACCATCTTTGTAACCAATCCGTCCACCATCTGCATATCTATTTAGTTCAGCATCATACTGTTTTATTTTTTCAGTAACCATTTCACCGGTCTCACCAAACAATGGCATGACAATGTCATAATAATCTGATGCAGATATATCTTGTTGGTCATATGCTTTTCTTGCAGTTTGTCCAACTAGATTAACATACGTTCTTGGAGAAAGCATTGTAGCCGCTGCTTTAGTATTTAAAATATCTAATACTTCTTCTGTCTGAGATTTTTCTTTAGCTATCGTATATTGTTTTGGTTTTGCTTTAGGAACAATTGGTTGTCCTTGTTCTAGGAAATAAGACCCGATGTCTTTTGCCATGTTAACCTCTGGCTTCTGATAAAATTTGAGCTAAGAATTGTTTAAATGAAACTGGTTCTATTCCTTGTTCTAGCGCTTCAAAAACATATTTTTTATATTCATCCATCGCTGAATCGTTACCAGCCATTTTAATTGATGGAGCATCTCTCTTACCGAATTGATCTTGAATTTTTTCTTCTAACTCAAACATCTCTTCTTCAGTTAAAAGTTCTAAAGGCTTACCAAATAAATCTAAAGCCATATCATTTTTCTCAGCCATTGGATCTGGAGCTGATGCCATCATTTTACTTTCTTTAAGACTCTTGATCCCTGAAGCCTGATCCTCTGAACCCATTGCATAGTTAGCACGCATCATGCCTCCGGCTGCTTCGTTTTTTCTCATCATGTCAGCTTTATCAGCCGCCATATCTGAAAAATCATCCATAGCCATTTTGTAAACTACTGCTTGTAATCTAGGAGTCATATCGAAATAGTCATAACCCATATCGTCTGCTATTGATTCTGCTAATGATTGAATTGCATCTTTGTCCATAATTACTAATAATACACTTTTGGTTTAGCTTGTAAAGGCTCATCTTCATAATCATCAGGATGTTGAATTAGACCACCTTGTCTAAATCTCATTACTGCCTGAGTCATAGAATCCACTAAGTCATCATGATCTCCATAAGGAAAAGCAGCACACTCTTCAATTACTTCTTGTGCAAATTCCATATCAAGTGGTGCATATATCTTACCACTTTCAAATAATGGAGAAACAGAATTAACTCTAGTGTGTTTATCATTACCTTTACTTGGTGTAAAGTTAATTACTGGGATACCCATTTTTCTAAGTTCATAAGTAAGTGGAAGCCCTGAAGCTTTTCCCTCAATAATCACTGTTTCCGGGTTCCAGTATCCATATTGCTCTAATGCAATACGTCTTAGTTCTGGAAACTCATATCTTCCTTTTAGACAATCTACTAAAATTAAACAAGGACCACTATCTTCAGTTGGATGAAATACACCCCAAGTAGTAATAGCACTGTAGTCGGCAGTTTCTTTTTTCATGAAAGCTGTATCGTATGATTGTATGACATGTTCTAAAGGCGGAATATCTCCTTCCCAATCTTGCCACCATTCTCTTTTAATCAATGCACCTTCATCCCCGGTTGGGTTCTGCATATATTGTGCATTCCATTTTGAAAGAGGGATTGATGCTTTAACTGCTTCCAAATCTTCTAGTTTCCAATATTCCGGCCACAGGGGTTTATCAGAAGGAAGGATTGCAGGAAACTCAATAACTTCCCATTGATCTGCTTTATTTTCTTTTTGTGCTTTAATTAATCTTCCTGTTAAATCTTTTTCATTCCATCTAGTCATTACAATAATAATTGTTCCACCAGGTTGAAGACGTTGACGTGGACCAGAAGTATACCATTCATAAGTTCTCTCAAGAGCTTGTGCATTCATTGCATCTTGTTCAGTGTGTGGGTCATCAATAATTAGTAGATCAGCACCCCTTCCTGTAATTGCAGATCCAACACCAGCAGCATAATATTCACCACCTTGTTCTGTTTCCCATTTACCAGCAGCTTGAGAATCAGGATTTAATCTAGTTTCAAAAACTTCTTTATACTCAGGTGTATCCATTAAAGCTTTTGCTTTACGACCAAACCTTACAGATAATTCAGTTGTGTTAGTTGATTGAATAATTTTTAGTTTAGGATTACGACCTACCATCCATGCAGGTAATAAATAAGATGCGAACTCAGACTTAGTATGTCTAGGTGCCATGTTAATTATAACACGTTTTGTTTTACCTTGAGCTATTTGATTAAATTTTTCTGCAACTTGTTTATGATGTCTACCTTCAATAAAATCTGGCCAAACATGTTTAACAAAAGCCATAAAGTCATTTTTAATATCAGCTTGTTTTTTCTTATCTTTCCACTTAGCCATATAAATAGCTAATTGTCTTTTTACATCAGGCGGTAGTTTTTCAAACTTTTTTAACTTCTCTATATCCATAGTGCATTCGAAAAAAATTTTCTAAAAAATTTTTTGATATGTGTTTTAAAAAAGGATAACTATTTTACGGTTACGAATATCTAAATCCTTGTTTAAATACGTATCGTAGGGACCCCTTTTTATCTATACCTTAATTCATTATTTAAAAAATTGCAAATTTTGGTTTGGCTCTGGTACCTCTATTGCCCTGCGACATTTTGTCGCAGGACATTGCAACGCACATAGGAGGTATGTGTTCTGTGTTTGGGTGCGACATTTTGTCGCACCCTGTAATATTATCTTGACACTAGTCTAATAAAACCATGTAAGCATCAGCGTTGTTTTCTCTAAACCAATTTAAGTTGGATCTCACTTTGTCCCAAAGTTTAGAACCTCCATAACCTAGTTTTTTATCTTCCTCAGTTGCCATGTATTCATAATAGAATATAGCGTCATGTTTCTTTGCTTCTTCTCTTGTAAGCATTATAGATTCGCCACTGAATCTATTTACTCTTTTGTGTGTCTTTTGTTCTGTCATATATTTCTCCTTGTTTGTTAATAACCTACATTAACACAATGGTGCAGTTAGCACCATTGCGCATTGTGTCGCAGTTAATCAAAAAAGTTTCCTTTGACCCATGCTTTATGAATTGTATTCATTTTGTATTGTCCATTGTGTGCACATGAATATGCACCTGGCTCTCTAGTATCCCATACTCCATTACCCAATGGCAATTTGTCGTTAGCTTCTTCGGTGTTTTTGAATTTGTATTTTTTGCTTTCGTATATAAATGTCTTCATATTACTCCTTTGTTGTTAATGACTCATGATACCAGATTCCAGAACCATGAGCCATTGTCCAAATTGTCACACCCTTTCAATACTATATTCTGGTCCCCACCTACTTTCTTCATTCTTAACTTTAGCATAGCCACCTGTTTCTCGTCTGTGTCTAATAAACTCTATCGGTCGACCATGTTCAATGTGGTCCATGTTTTCACTCAGCCACTCTAATTTACATGTTTGACTACAGAAATATTTATCTGAGTTATTAAAATAATAATAGTTATTAGCCTCTTTATTTATATCAGTATATGCGTATCTTCCACGAATTACGCCACGAGATTTTAAAAATCTATCTTGTGTAACTCTAGTATGACAATTAGGTCCTTGGCAAAAATGTTTGTTTGGCATTACTGTACCCTCTTATCTTCTAGGTCAAAGATTATTGTATAATCTTTGGCAGTTCTATAATCGTTTGCGTCAAGGTCAAAGTAAGTTAATAATCTATTACCTTGTTTGCCTATCCATTGCTTGCATTTATCATTCCATAACGCTTTTCTAAATATTCTATTTTTATATTTCTCTGCGTTCCATGTGATTGCAAAAGTGTCGTTGTTTTCTAGTTTCATACTTTCTACTCCTTTATATGTTATGGGACTATCCTATAATAGAATAGTCCCTTTGTCAATACTTAATTTATACTTTCTTCGTATTTTTTTCTTGCCAATATTTTAGCTTCTCTTGATTGATGTTTATTTTTTAATCCTTTAATCATACTTGCAAGGTTGCTTGGATTATAGATAGTCAATCCTGTTGAGTTAGTTCTAATTAACTCTGCCTCATCAACTTGAATACCTAGTTCAGTTGCAAGTTCTATACCCTCGCTTAGATACCTGTATGCTTTTAATCCAATCTTTAACTGATCGCATTGTTTTACAATACTATTAATCCATGTTTGGTGTTTCGTAACCAAATTACCTTTTGCAATTCGCCACCTTTCAAACATTGAGTATTCATCTTTGGTACATGCGATTGCTCTTGATCTGCAATAAGATGTTCCAATGACATCAAGATAGTATTGGTCATTAAAAGTTTTAGCCATACCAACTTCATCACTACTACTATGATAACTATTGCCACTACCACCCAATGCTTTCACACATGCGTCCACATGTTTTGTTTTATGTGGATTGTCTTTGTTCTCGGATTGTTGTGCATAGATATCGGGGTTGCAATCCATAGCTTTTAAATCTTCTCGGTAATATGCAAACGCAAATTTTCTTCCGTCATCACTACTATACTCACTACCATTTAGATTACCAAACAAACCAAAATCAAAATGTGATTTAGTTTCCTTAGTGTCCCCGTCCTCGTCTAAATCTTCGTTGTGTGCAAAATAAAAACATTTATCTTTTGCAACAACATCACAAGGTTGACCATATTTCTTTTTGAAAGTTCTTAATACTGCAACATCTTCTTTTGGATATGATCTCTCAACAACTCTTTTAGCAAGATTATGTGCAACACTATATTCAAGATCAACATTTTCTCTTGCTTGAAGAAATGCCTCTCGTTCCTGTGTGTCCTCATTCTCAAAGACATCTTTTATTTTATTGAACAACTTATTTCGTAGTTCAGTATTCATTCGTATTTTTTGCATTTTACTCCTTTGGTTAATTGAAACTCATTATATCAAATTAATGTTTCACATGAAACATGACATACTGTCGCACCTGCGACATATTGTCGCACCTTGCATTTTTTTCTTGACTTGGTCATTTTTGTCGCACCTTAATTTTTTTCTTGAAACTGGGATTGTCCTGTGATACTATTAGTACATAACAAAAATAGGAGAAAGTTATGAATGAAGATACTAAAATGAGTGTTAAAGATACATTAGAGTTAATGAAACAACTAATGGAAATGATTAAAATGAATACTGATTATATTAAACTTCTAGAAAAAAGAATTTTATTATTGGAGAAAAAATAATGACTGAATTTAATCCAGATAGTTATGAAAATATGGTAATGCTTTATAATGAACCATCAATGGAAGATGAAGAAAATTATGTTCCATATTTATTTGGAGCAAAGTATTTGTGGTATGGATATAAAGTTGATGCCTGTGACAATTTGGACAATATCATTAAAGATGAAATGTGATATTATTCGAGAATAGGCTCCTGAGTCAATTAAAGAGCCTTGATAATAACTGACTCATGGGACTTGCACCAGAAAAAGCAAGTAGGATCACGGCTCGAAAGGTTTGACTCCGAGTAAAGCCCACTGATCCCTGATCTCTGGCACTGGATACAGTGTTAGGCCTGTTGTCCGGACTATTAAAACAAAGCACGCCGGCCTCAATCCAGAGATCTGGGATCAGTCATTAATGACTGTGGAAATAAACACTATAACAAGGGTGTCTCGCTAGGATATCTGTATGTGATGCAATGGGAAGCGACATCACCACCCTCGTAGCATAGTGACTGATCA